TTCAAAGAACTCCTTAATAGTACACTCGTGAACTTTATCGTAACAGCTCCAAAGTGGAGAGCGGTAGTTAAACCCTTCTACACCTTCTAACTGTGTGTTGTAATTCACTCCGTTGTCTAACCAGTTTCTAACACCTGCGCCGTTTATTCCATGCCCTATGCCTAAGTCTAATACCGTCTTAGGGTTGTTCATTAGAATAAGCCTTATTGTATCTCTAAAGGCGGAATAGCTACCGATGGGCAAAGTCTTTAGTTTTAGGTAGTTTAAAAAGAGGGAGGTTACGGCCTCCCCCTTTATTAATTAAGAAACTGAACCATAGATGGCAGAAGTTGGTTGGAAGCTCAACAGCTCAACCCTTGCCTCACACCTATAAGTCACAAGGTTCTTGGTGAAGTCATCCTGATCGGTCTCAGTGCTTCTCACGCTCAAACCTGAAGCCTGTGCAATAGCAAAAGCCTGACGGTTGAATACGTAAATCCTACCAGTAGGAATAGCCTGATGCGGGATCAATGGAATACCTGCTACCCTAGTTTCACCACTCGCACCGATGGTGATACCACCAGGGACAGAGTATGAACCATTTGAAGGCAGCGTATTCAACACGTTAGCCCATGCAGCATAAGTGGTAAGGATCGTATCGGCCTGTCCCAAACCGAGTGCGCCATGCTGTGCCAAGTAGTCAATGATACGTGGAGCTGCACCAGTTGAAGATGTAGAACCACCAGTGGCATTAGCTGTGATCGTTGCCATGAACCTGTTATCTACCGCCCTGTTCCAATCTTCCAACAGTGAGCTAGAAAGATAAGACTGAAGGAAAGGAAGATCCTGAAGCATCTGGCGAGATACCTTAGCGTAACCAGCGATGAAAGGAACAGAGGTGTTAACCATTGTCACATCGTAGTCAACGAAAGGCTTAGCTGATCCTTCAGTTTGCGCACCGAATGAACCTTCACCAACGGGGTTGTTACCACGCGGGAATGTTACGTTACCAGTCGCAGTAGGGATGATCCTAAACACATCATACAGGTGAGGTGAAAAGTAAGAACGCATGATGGGATTCTCTACATACGACAAAACGCTAGTACCTGTCAATCCACCGTAGTTACCAATAGCTCCGAGTGTCATTACACCAACGGCCTTAGAATCCTGAAAGGGTGTTTCAGATTTGATCTTGTCAAAGTTAGATCCGATGATGTCGATCATTGCGCTGGTCAATGCTTTCTGGCGGTTTGCACCGATAGCCTCAGCTTCGATGTTGGCCTTTAGCTTGCCATTAGATGCAATCATTTCGTCCACCTTTGCCTTTACCTCGGCAAGTGTTTCGTTTTTCTTTACCGCATCTTCGTTAAGTTGCGCTACCTGTGCAGCGTGCTTTTGGTCGAGTGCTGCGAACTCGCTTTTTACTTGCTTCTCAATGTTAGAGAGGCCGTCCTTAATCAGGACATCGAAATTTTCCATTCTTGTAAAGATTTTAGTGAATGATTTAATGTTTCATTCACAGCTTCTTTACTCTGCTTTGGCTGCTCCAATGCCTGCGCTGTTGGAGTGCTACTCATCGTTTCAATTATCTGTGCTAGTTGCTTTATTTGGAGTATACACAACTCTATTGTTTCGTCTGTAGCGTCTGTGTTAGCTACAAACTTTTCAAAGGCTTTAACCCTTGAGGCTAATGCTTCTACCTTACTCATGCCTTTCATCTCCAACAAGGGAGTAAACTCATTCGCGCCCCAGCTTGTAAGTGATGAACCTTCGTAAAGCTTTACATTAGTGATATTGTTAAAACCGTCTCCCTTTCTTCTGTCTGTAGGAGTAAGGTCATTAAACCCTATCGAATGTTCCTTAATTAGGTCGCTCTCTACCATCTTTATGAAGTCCCGGCCAAGGTCATGTTTACCTATCTGTGAGCGGTAGAATAACCCGTATTCGTCCTCTTTAAGTTCGAGTATCTTGCCCAAAGGTTTCCCGGGATCATGGTTCAAAAGGTGCTTAATACGTCCCTTTGGCATCCAGTCCTGAATAGAACGGTCAAACGCTCCTTTGTGAATAATATCACCGTCAGCGTCTTTTATGTTGAATGCTGCGAAGTAGCCAGTAACAATGCCTTCCTTACGGTCAACATCCTTAACTTCTAGTTCCAGCGTTTTGTAATTGTATATCATATTGTACCCCATTTCATATGTTCTTCCATTTTCCTAAGTGGAACGGAATTTGGCCTATACCACTTAAAAACCTTCATAAACATTCTCCATTGATAAGCCTTAGCCTTATCCCTATTTAATATCCTAATCCGCTTCCTCATCTTCTTATTAACCTCCCGTTGTTATCTCTTTTTGGTTCAAATGCTATTGTACATCTACAGTTAATCGTAAACTCCTTTGGTGCATCTGCATCCCCTGGTTGTTGTGCATTCGCTGCCTGTCCATTCCTACCGACCTGAAAAAAAGCTTCATCCATCTCCCTTTGTTGGCCGTCTAATATCCAGTGATCAAATACATTCTTTTCGTACCGTCTCGTCCGGGTATCTTTTGCACTTATCCACTTTTTCACCACAACAAACTTGTGCTTCCTCGCTCCTGCCATGTGGCCTAGATTACTCGCTCGCATCGTCTCGGTTCGTGCAATCCTTTCAGCCCAATAACTACTCCTATCTCCAAACTCTCTTATGCTTCTTAGAATGTTATTAGTCACCACATCAACGCCTAATCCCTGTTCTACACCGTCCTGAATCTGTTTGTTAATCAAGTCTAAAATCACCTCTCGGAAATTCCCGCTAACTGTACTCACTAGGTTTAATCCGTATCTCGCTAGCCATTCGTTTACTTCCTGTGTCCACTCAGCGTTGAAACCCATGCTCTTTTCATACTGCTTTGAGATGTCTCTTAGCCTTCTATACTGAACATTGGCAAACGTTACGAATGTTTCTTGGTACATCTTTTTATAAACCTCTAGTAGCTCGTTATTCCACAGTTCGAGCATATTTAAACTGCCCTTGTCCTTGTACGATTCAATGAACTCTTTTAACTTTCTATCCAGTACCGCCTTTATTCTCGCGCTATACTTAGCTTGTAACTTCAGTTGTATCCTTGTTACCCGCCTCCAATATGTCCTGCGCTCACGTGGTTTCATAGTAAACAACTTCTGAAAGCCTTATAACTGCGTTTACATCTTTTATCACTTCATCATAAGGCAATGGCCCGCTATCCGTTTGCTCGTACTTTGCTGAGTATATTTCACCACACACATACAACCATTCCCCTATAATTTGAATCTCGCTTTTAAGCCTGTAATTCAGTTTGTCCCCGTTCTTCAGTTGAATTTCGATCTCTTGCATATAGTAGTTTTTGATAGTAATCTTGTCTTGCTGCGTTCCTAAACTCCCTCTCCATTCTGCACGTTCTTTCTTTCTCTAGCTTAGGGTACTTAGTCATCACCATTGCCCATATCTCCTGATTCATCGTCAATAGTTAAATCCATTCCAACGTCTTCCAACTTTACTAAACCACTATTCACATAAGAATAAGCGTATGCGCCGCCCCTTGCCTCATACCCTGTAAACTCTCTCTTTTCATCCATCGTAAGGTGATCTGCATGCTTAACAGCATTAAACAACTCTAGTATGTTTTTCTGCAACTCTGGCAAAGCCTGAATGTCAAAGTCAACATAGTATTGATCATTGCCATTCTTCGATACCAACCACCTGTTTAATTCATCCCTCAAAGATGCTATGGCAGGAACTATCGTATTAGTTACCAAGTCCCTCAGTGCATTCTGGTAGTTGTTATCAGTCATGTAATCGGCCTCAAACAGAACCACCGGCACGCCAAAGACCCTACAAAGTTTGTGAAGGGTAATCTTTTGGCTTTCTATCAGCTGCATATCTACCGAACTCAAACCGAAATCAAGATATTTCCAGGGGGTTTGAAGTACAGTTATATTTCCTTTATTAGTGCCACCGTTCACATAGTCACGCATGAAGTTTTTAATTTCGTGCGCTTGTTCAAGTGTCACCATTGGCACCTGTTGGTTAACTGGCTCAGGACTTAACGCACCCTTCGCGCCGCCGTTCTTCATCATCGAATAGGCAGCTATCTCAGCCTCGTTCCCCATCATTGAGGTCCTATAAGCGGCCTGAAGTGGACTCATACCCCTAATCCCTATATGGTCATCAATTACAGTCGGGTTAGGCATCTTCCACTGAAGGACCGATTCCTTGCTCAAAGGAATACCCCTAGCTACATTTAATTTCCAGCCTAGTATTCCGAATATGTCATTAGGATCTAGAATGTGATCCATCTCCTGACTAGGTAGCGGGAACATCTCTACTATGGGAGCTTTCGGATTATCTGATCCTCCGTTATTGCCCCAGATAAATCCCTCCCCGGTCAACCAGTACCATGTGTATAAACTCTCAAAGAACTTATCTTGTCCCTGCGATGGGTTAGGTCTTTGCAGGATCTCAGCTAGTTGCCCATCTTCAACGATGTCATCTGAATCGTAGGCCTTTTCCCGCCATTTAAGGGCCTCAGCAACCGAACCCGTACTTATTCCCCTTGAAAGACTTTTATACCGTTCTAAGGCTACTTTAGCCCCTTTATCTTTGCTTTTCTTGTAAACATACCAGGGAATCGAACTTGCCTTCCTTGCCAAGAGCGAAACAATGGAATATACATCCGCATTGGAAGCATAGCTATCCTCAACTGATGTTTGTTTGTTGTATTGGCTCATCACCGTCTGGCCGAATACCATCGGAAAAGGCATTG